AATTGCTAGTCGAAGCTAAAGCCGAAAACGATAAATTGGTTGCCGCAGGTAAAGCCGTTCCCAGGGAGTTTTATTCCAACATTCAAGGCATCAAGCTCGACTACGTTAACCACGCACCTAAAGACTGGCGCACGTTGCCCCATGGTAGCTTGATTGTTTACGACGAAGCCCATCAATTATTCCCGGCAACGGGTAAACCGGGCAGGGCAGATGACCCGATAATTAACCAGATGGATGAAGCCCGTCACTTTGGTTACGACTTTATTATGGTCACGCAGTGGCCGTCGAAAATTCATCACGAGGTCCGCCAGTTGATCGGGCATCACGAGCATCTTCACCGTTCTATGGGTTTGGAAATTTCCGGCTTGATGACGTGGGACCGTGTGCATCTCGATCCATACGACAAAGCATCAAAGGGTAAAGCTTCGGATGAAACGTGGACATTTCCCAAAGAGCTGTATCAGTGTTACGAAAGCTCCACAATTCACACCACCGCGCACAAGTTCAAAATGCCGGCAAAGATGCGTAATTTTTTGCTATCCATCCCATTCATTCTCTTGATTCTCTGGGGTGTGTTTTTTGCGTTCAAACATTTTTTAATGCCCAAAGCTGAGGATAAAAAAGATTCTTCAGTCGTAGATAAAATGCTAGTCAGCGCCGGGGCAGGGAGCGCGGGCACCGCGCCCACCGGCGCATCCCCACCTTCTGACTTATTACCTCCGACTGGTGAGTATGTTTGGCAAAACGCTCGTTCTGTTGCTGCTATCGGCGGCATAGTCGCTTCTGAAACAAGCTGCCGGGTTTTCAATCAAGAGGGTAACGTTCTTGACCTTACTATCGAAGCGTGTAGAAAGATTCTGCAGAAACCTCTCCCGTTCAATATCTATCATGAGTACGCGTCATCAAATGCCAATCGGATAGGGGGTGCAGGGGTTTCCCCTGCGGTGGAGCCCTTGACCTCGGGCCCCAGTATGAACTCGTTTAATCGTGGGCCGTCTGGCTCTCGTGCGGAGCCTGCAAGTGTCGGCCCACCTGCTGACAAAGTGAAGGGCTGGATTCGCTCGTACTGATGATCTGTGTACAATTCTCGTCCGCTATCCGCGCACACGACACTTCGTCCGGCAGCTTCCTTCCATGACGCCAGTCATTAACCGCCTGCTTCGAAACACCAAGCTCTAAGCTCAAAGCCGTGTCAGTATGCATGGAGCGTACTTCCCTGCATTTGTCAAGCAATTTATTTACGTCCATTTCGTATGCTCCCTATTGACTCTTTGACCGCCGTCAGCATACTACGCCCAACGTATGCCCACCGCATACACAGGGATTGATTGCTGACTGGCCTGATCCCGTACCAATCGGAGCTTATCGGGTTTCCATGGTATTCGGGCCAGTCGCTTAACTTCGGGACAGTTATGCAATTTGACACTAACGCCTTCGTTCATTTCGTCTGCATCGCCTTTGTTGCGTCCATGTTCCTGTTTACGGTCTTTGGCCGAAGGCCTCGCCAATGATAGACGCCATTCATGCAAAGCGTACCTCCCCACCTGATGGGGTGTTCGTGCTTGATAGTTCTTGGTACACCCCGTCTAGTAATACGGGGTGTACAGCACTCGTAGATTACTTGACAATTTCAGTGTCGCTTTTGTCTTTTCAGGCTTTTGGCCGTAACGACATTGGCGCAGCTAATCGGCTGTTAAAACGCTGCTTCCCCGAGTCTAGCTTGCTGGCTCGGGATTTCGAAGAGCATGGGTTCCAAGGCTACCGTTTCAGCGCTGACATTTACGGCCCTGATTGCGAACAGCCATGTGGAAAAATTGCCTTCGGTGGTAATAACGACACGCTGTGCGTGTCGCTCTCGGGTGCCGGTTGCCCATTCATCGGAAGCCATGATCAACTCGCAAAAAATCTCCACGATCTTGATGCACACATCACTCGTGTTGATTTGGCCTTCGATGATTTTGAAGGCGAATATTTTGACATTAATTTCATGGCCTATCTCGCGGCTACCGACTATTTCACGTCCGACAACGGCAAGCGTCCTAAGATAAAATTTGTTGACGATCTGGGCCGTCTTGCGGGTCGCACGTTATACGTAGGCGCTAAAGGCGACAGGGAATTATGCATTTATGAAAAAGGCAAACAGTTGCAAGATGCGCGATCTCGCTGGATTAGATGCGAAGTTCGGCTCTGGTCAAAAAACAAAAGGATTCCATTGTCAGTCCTCATAAATGGCGGCGCTTATATGCGTGGTGCTTATCCTGGCCTTGCCGGATTCCTTCCTCTCGTTGGTTCTTCGCGTTGTGCTTCTACCCGCGCAGCATCAGTCGCCACCGTAAAAGCTGAAGATGAATACATAAAAAATACGATAGGTCGCACGTTGCGCCTTCGTCAGCAATCAATGCCACCTGCGCAATTTGATTGCTACATATCGGAACTTCTGAGCAATACGGGTATGCCCAGAAGGTGGAATAAGTTGCCCGAGGTCGTTGTAAAAAAATTAATAGGCGAACACGCCGACAAGGAGTTAAACAATGTCACAGCAAATTAAAGTTATGGTTCCAAAAGATTCTGTCATTAACGGAACCGGTCGCGCTTCCGGTAAAGCGTTCTCAATGCAAACGATGGGCCTGGTTCAGGACAACGGCCTGTGTCAGGAATTCAAGCGTTTCCTGCGTGATCCGTCCGAAGCTCTCCCGCCTGGCAATTACATCGTTACCGTCGAAAAGGCTTACGTGGATAAGACAGGCAATCTCGCCTTCAACACCGTTTTCAACAAGGTTTAATCGTGCGTTATCTCGCTTGCCAATCAGACCTGCCTCCAGGCGCATTGCCTGGTGATTGTCCTGATCCTGTGTGGGTCGAGCAGCAAGTGGTGACGCTTGATAAATCGTATTTTCCAGACCTTTCACCGTCCGAGGTCTACGCTTTGAGTGGCGCAATTTTGCTGCTCTTTGCAAGTGCGTATGCATGGAAATTTTCAGGGCGGGTAATCCGTGATTAAGGAAAATAAACATGGACGTTTCAGCAGCTGTAACTGCCATCGGTTTGATTACCGCAGCAGTAACCCTCATCGGTGCCGCTAAACTGTTGCCTGCCGCTACTGCGGTCGGTTTCAAGTGGGCCAAGGGTGCAATTTTCGGTTAATACCGAAACAACAAAGGGCCGGACCTCCGGCCCTTCTTTGTAGGAAAAAATCATGCTCGCTTTATTGGTGCTTATATGCGTAATTCTCGCTGGTTACATTCTCTTTTCGGATTAGTGCTTGCTTCACTAATCAGCATGTCAGCACATGCTCAGGCGCTCGGTACTCTTGTTCCTGTTGGTTCTGCTGGTGGCTACACAGTGCCGGATGGCGTTCTGGGTTCTGCCGATTTCCGCTACATGGGTCCGGGTGGTCCGGGCATGAATGATCCCGTTTACCGTCGTCCATATCGTCCTTCAAATGGAACCCTCGGACGTCTCGGTCGTGGTGTTGTAAAGGGCGGTCTGGCTGATGCAGCTTTGTATGGTTTGCTGGCTGCCCTTGGTTGGGGATTGAACGAAATCCTTGGCGATATCTACCCTCAGAATGTTCCTGCCTATCAGCCGAATCCATCTGGTGTCTATTGCATTGCTAGTACCAATACCCCTGGTGCTAAGTTCTGTGCAAATGCAGCTTCGGCTGTTTGTCCTCTCATTACTGACTTCGGCGGCGGTTGGGTTTGGGTAACTAATGTGTGTCAGTGGGGTGGCTATGCCAATCGTCCACCAGTGTTCTACGCAGACCCGCCACCGAACCAGGCACCAAATGTTTATCCGACACCTGTCGCGGCTCCCGTCTCTGATGAGGACCTTGGCAAGGCCATTGCAGGTGCTCCGCAGACGTGGAATAACGTCATGAATGACGCTCAGGGCAGGCCGTATCAGACCAATGAGCTTGCAGCCGCACAGAATGCGTTAGGTGCTGAATTAGCCAGCGCCTATGGTCTGCAAACTAATCCCGCCGTTAATCCGTCAGGCAATCCTGCGCTTCAAACAGACCCGAATCCGTTGCCAGGTACTGCGACGAATCCCAATGGCACTACATCAAACCCGAGTCAATCGCCAACGCAATTACAGTTCCCGCTTTTCTGTACGTGGGCTAGTAAAGTTTGTGAGGCCATTGATTGGTTTCGTGAATCACCTGAAGATGATCCGGATCTAGATCTGCCTGAAGTTCCTCTGCCTACGACTGCGCCTGCGTTCACCTCCGTTCTGGGCAATGGTTCCTGCCCAACATCGCCTACCGTGAATGTTTTGGGTACACAAGTCGAATTTTCGTACACGCCTTTGTGCACCTCCGCCGCGTACATGTACTACGTGTCTATTGCCATCGCTGCATTAATTTCTGCTTACATCGTCTCGGGGAAAAAGCGTGCTTAAATCTTTTTTTCTATTCCTGTCGAAATTGCTTGGTAACTCCGGCGCTCGTGTCCTCACCGGTGCCGGGCTCGGTGTTGTTTCTTTCGCAACAATGATGCCTCTGGCCGTTGGCATGTTGAACGCCGTCAATTCTTCTATGTCCGGTTTGCCGTCCGATGTAGCGGCGTTGCTTGGTCTCGCTGGTTTTGGTCCAGCTATGTCTATGATCGGTTCCGCTGTGCTTACTCGTGTCGCTCTGGATAGTGCATCGCTCAGCATTGCTAAGTCTGGTACCACGTCATGATTAAATTAATCACCGGTATGCCCGGTAACGGTAAAACACTTCGTGCCGTTCAATTGCTAGTCGAAGCTAAAGCCGAAAACGATAAATTGGTTGCCGCAGGTAAAGCCGTTCCCAGGGAGTTTTATTCCAACATTCAAGGCATCAAGCTCGACTACGTTAACCACGCACCTAA